CTTGTCTAATTTTTCGGATTTTTCGGGGGTCAATATACCTGAGTTCCATAATACCCTTGCGGGGTTTCTGTTCATCAATCATTATGTGGTAATACAACCTACCATCAACATACCATCGTTTGAAAATCTCATATCCTTCGTTGTCAAAGTCCAACATTTTCATAACGTGTTTAAATTCGTCTTTGATCTTCTCTTTAATTTTCTCTGGTTGTTCTACATCATCCAGATTAAGTTCAATTGCTGGAGAGGGTGGGGTTTGCTGCATGACAATGGCTTCATTAACAATATCGTCAATTGCTAATTCCGCTTCTGGTTGTAGTGAAAGGGCTCTGTATTTTGTGATAAGTTGTGCTTCGTTTTTAAGCTTCCCGGCGCCATCCATATTGACAAATGTACCAAAGGCACCGCCCTCAGCAACAACAATTGCACCATCATCTTTATCGGGAGGAGCAAAAGATTTTACTCTATCCTGTCGTTTTTTGTCTTTTACTGGGCGGGATACACTAAAACCGAATAATTCAAAAGGCATATTTTAATCTCTTTGTATTGATACAAATATAGGGACATCACTATTTATATAGTAATGCCCCTATAAAACTCACTAAATCTTCAAAAAACGTTTAGGCGCCTGCGTTTCCTGTGATTCCACTAGCAATCTTCCAATAATCATACTGGAATGACACTGCATATTCTTCAATTCCTTCAGTATCCCAAGAAAGTTCAATTGCTGCAACCTCTGACGGCCAAATTCCTATAAAATCATATGACCTTACGGGGACACCAGTTTTTGAGAATTGAGTTACCTGTGCAGAAGATTTATACATTGAAGGTGAAGCAGAACCAAAACTCCTTAGATTGGTTTCGGGACCATTAATCGCATGGGACCATTCTTCTAATGCATTTCGGATTGCAAAATCTTCATCATTAATGATTGTAACACTCCATTCAGCATAAGTTCTGTCCCCAGCCACCTTAACTTCACGGCCAAAATATTTAACCGGGATCGTACCCAAAGTAGAAGCTGGAATAGATGCAGCCTTTGCCATAAATGGTACTTGAATATCCGCAGCTGAATTTACAGGGTTAGTGATATACACCTCAAAAAGAGTAGGTCTAGCACCACCAAGCTTCATTGCACCTTGAAATAAGTTTACATTAAATGCCATTTTTGTTTAGCTCCTTTTCCTTAAAATTTTCCAACAACTTCACTAAATTCAACACCAGTTCTTACTGCCACAAAGTTCAACTGAATGAAGTTAATGCTTCGAGCAGGGACAATATAGATGTCACCGACAAATTCGTTTCTATCAATAACCTCTGGTGTATTGTTGGTTTCATCTGCAACAACTTGGAAGTCCGTGATACCACGACGACCCTGAACATCCCTCAAGAATGGGTTAACCATATTCCTAAACTGTGCTCTAGTAAACTCATCATTGAACTCAAACAGCATAAACTTAGCAGCTGTTGAAATTGCTTTCTCCAGAACAATGAACAATCTACGAACATTGATTCTGTCAAATGCACTTGGTTTTGCAAGCATCGTCTTGTCACCAAACATGATTGTTCCCTGACCGGGGAATGTCACAATAGGATTGACACCAGACTTATAAAGTAAGTCCTTATCAGCTTTTGCTGTCGGGTTATATGCAAGTTTGACAACACTCTTAATGTGTCCCCTGTTATAACCAGCAGGTGACCACCACGGGTCTCTTGAAAGGTCTGTCCTGACCATAAGACCAGCAATATCACCATTCATCGGAACATGTCTGTATAAGTCAAAATACTTATCATACTGATATTTCCATCCACTATCCATAATTGCATAAGACGATGAAGGTAACGTATTACGATATGTCACAATGTTGTCTGATTCGTTTCCCCAGTTGTCAACAACATTGGCACGAAGCGGAGATAGACATACAACACAGTCTTTTCTTACTCCAACAATGTTATTGATAAGGTGTAATGCGATAGTCTGGTTAGCATCACCACCAAGAATTAATGAAACATCAACTTCATCTGGGTCTGCAAACTTATTGTATCCCCTAATGAAGTCTGCATTTGAAGGTGCAGCTCCTCTACGACCACCAGCCAATGACCTTGTTGAAGGTTTGGATGGAGTGCCAAATGTCACACCTTTAGCATTAGTACCTGCATTTGTTTTACCAGTTAAATGGTCTGCCCAACGAATCCACCTTGATTTTTGGTTGACAACCTCTTTATAGTAGTTTGTGGACCCGTTGTCTGTTTTAGCGTCTAAAGCAGCAGAAAGAGCATCATACCTTTCTAATACCTGACCAGCGACACCTGAAATGTCACCATCTTCATCTACGACAACGACATGCATTTCATCAGCTGTTCCACTAAGATTGTTTGCATATGTTGACGTTCCGGGTGCAACATCAACTTGATTGTAATATTCCCACCTACGGGTTACTGTAACTCCTGATGCACCATTTGAGTGAGCAGAAGCAAGGGTCAGTGAGATTGTGTTACCAATAGCACTAACTTTAATCTCCTTACCGAAAATGGTAAGCTGGTCACCAACTTCTACTTCACCAACGAAAGATGTACCACTACCAGTTACAGTTGTTGAATTAGCTGTAACTGAAACGGTACCCGTTAGTGTGCTTTGGAAAGCTGCGGATGATGGGCACATAGAAACTTTAAGTGAATTGCCTAGTGTTCCTGGATATTTTGCAATCCATTCACCACAATTGAGTGAACCAGTGGCCCAATTATCTTCATAGTCTTGGTCATTCTTTACAAGATAACCGGCACCTGCGGTATTACTTCCTGTGGTTGCTTCGGACGTAGCATTATAGGTGTTATTTGCACCTTCCGATGCTACACGGACTTGATATAAGGCATTTCCATAGGCAAGAAAGTTAGCAGAAGTGAACCAGCGATTTGCATTGTTATTGTCTGGTTTCCAAAACTTTTCCACTAATTCGTTTTCTGAATCTAAAAGAACTCTTTCATTTAAAGGACCCCAAAGAAATTCGCCGACAGCAGCACCCTCAGTGGTACTAACGGCGGGAATAATGGTGGTTAAGTCAATTTCAGTAACATTAACGCCCGGACTGATTTGAAAAGGCATCTTTTATTCTCCTCGTTATTATCTAATTATAAAACTCTTTTACGGTTTACTTCTATTATTTATAAAATACAAGAACTGAAGCATTATCTCCACATCCATTTGGGCCCGTCAGCGTAATCTTCCATTTCTTGGTCAATTTCCCACCTCTGGCCTGTATTGTCCACGATATGGGTTTCTTCTCGCCCGTCATCAATGATACCAAATGGTGTCATATAATCTTCCATCTGTTTCATCTTCTGGGCATAAAGATTCTCTCGGAGGTTTGAATCCGTCATCTCTTTGAAATACCCTTGACCGACAGCCCAAGCGAAGATTACCAGTGACATAACTAAGTCGTCGTTAGCGCCTTCTTCTGCTGAAAATGATTTACCATCCGACACGAAGGTCGTCAGTTCTGCGATGGTCTCAAAATCTTCAATAAGCAGTTGGTCTTTTTCTAGTAGGTCTTTGAGGTTGGAACAACCAATCTTCTTGACCTGAGGTGTGGTCTTGACACCAAATTGTGACCTCTGGCCACCGAAACCACCACCAAGTTTTTGACCATTTCGGCCATGGAAGGATGTCATGAGTATGTTATCATATTCAAAGTCGAAGTTCAGGGCTTGAGCAACAGACAATCCAATCTCATTGTTCTCTATGAGGACAAATGCGTTGTTATATGCCTTCGCAACCTTCTGGATGATGTCGGGATACAGCAGGGGCGATAACTCTCGTTTGTATAACTTACCGATGAGTTTGTAGGGCATCTCTGTGATGTCAATCACGGTCATTGCTTGATAGTCCAATCCTTGACCGTGAGACACATCAACGTTACACATATATGTGTGACCTTCTTCTGGACGGTCATAGACTTCAAAGTCATACCAGGTGTCTATAGGTGGTTTGAATGCCATAGTACGAAGTTTTGAGGGTTGGATAAGTGTGTTGGTTGACCCGATAAACTCACACTCAAACTCTTGCGCCCACTGGTCTTTGTTGGTGTTCTTGATGACCTGTTCTTTCCACTTCTCGTCCCGACCAGGTATCTGGTTCCAACAAACATCAATTGGCACATACTCACTTCTATGTTCTTGAGCATCCGTCCAAAGACGGTAATACATGTTCATGCCCTTCGGAGTAGACACGATAATGGTCTTTGTGGTGTCACCAGAAGAAATGGTTGGGTAGGTAGATTTGAAGAAATTCTCTGCTAGGTTGTTGTGGATGTGTGCAAGTTCGTCTAGGAAAATCAGATTGTATGTATCTCCTCGACCAGAACTTTCGGTTGTTCCAGATGCAACGATTTTAGAATTGTTTTCAAGTTCGATGCTACCCTTGTTCCATTCTATGACACCCTGTTGTAACCATTTGGGCAACCACTCATACGCAAGTTTCAACCTGCCTAACAACTCTCTTGCCAACTCACCCTTGTTGGCGAAGATAGCAATCTTGTAGTAGTCCTTGAATAGCACCAACCATAACATATATGCAAGGGTGGTCACAGACTTACCACTCTGACGGGGCCATTTGCATATCACGAACCTATTTGTATTGAAAACGTTTATGGTTTCCTCTTGGAAATCGTATAGGTTAAATGGCACAAGACCCTCATCAACATTGATAATTTTGATGTACTTTTGTATGAAGTAGACCACATCCTTAGAACATTTTTGGTATTCCAAAATCTGTTCCTCTGTGAAGGCGACCCGTTCGTTTTCCCTCTTGAGGTTCTTGTTTCCAAGGTATCCGAATTTACTCATCAGACTGGTCCTTCAGCATTTTTTGTAACTCTTTAGTAGAACCGATAAACACAGCATTGGTCACGTTTTGAGGGTCTTCACTATCGGTCTGGAGCACATCTTTCTTCTGTTGTTGGACACTTAGTAAGTCTTTGGATGCATCAGCACACGTTTTCATAAGGGCACTGAGAGCTTCAAATGACCTAGGATGTTCACTCGCAGTTGCCAATTCAGTCAAGGAATCTATCGCAGTGTTACCTTTGTTGATGATACTACGTAGGTTTTCTCTAGCGATTTTATAGTCGTCTTGGATTTCATTCTCAGACTGCACATCCTTCATGCCTTCTGGAGGCAAAACCTCGCCTTGTACCTCTTTTACCTTCGATTCAGGCAAATCAAATATGTCTTCCATGTTCTTCTCAAATGTTGCTTTAACCATTACTATTCATCCACTCCTGTAACTGGGTTACGTTTCAAACCATCATCAAAATGTTCAAAATCAATTGCAAATCCAAAGTTGTCCGTTGCCTGGATCGTCGTATAATGTACCGATGTAGCAACATTAGTTGTTGGAGTATTAGCCGCAGTCAACCCTGGTTGTAGGGTTATCCTTTCTGAGCGGCCAGTACTTGTGTACATTTGAGGTGTAACATTGCCAGTAGGTAACCATTTGCCTGCTTTAACCTCACCAGATCCAACTGGAAAATCAATGAAAACCTTCTTAATGATACCTGTTGAAGTCAGCGGACCATATATATTGCCCTTCATAACAAATTCTAATGTCCAAATAAGAGTCCTTCTGGTGTCAAAATCTCCTTCATATACATCTTCAGACGTAACGGCAGTTAATACAATAGGTGTATCATCAATCCGGCCGATTTCCGGTATTGTATTAATAGCAAGTGTCCATTCTGGTGTGAAGAAGGGTAGTATTTGCTCCATTATTTTCGTAGCATCACTAGAATTTTTTACCATAACAAACAGAGAGAAATTCAGGTCATATGGCACAGGTGCATATTGTGATACTAATTTTTGAGGGTCTGTGGTGCTACCTTTAACATTCCTTTGTATCGTATTAATCTTTCTAGTCGGCGCATATATCATAGATGTTAGTTCAAATCCCATTCTAGGTAATTGTATCGCAACGTCCCTTGATAGGGTTGGGTCCTGTCTAAGTCTTGCTATAAATTTCTCCTTAGGAGCATATGATAAAGGCACAGGGATACTTTGCACTCTCGTACCTGAGGAGTCAGCACGTTCAATGCCTATATCATTGAACAGGTTACCAAATGCGATAACATACTTCTTTATCACACCATGGTCGTAGTATTTGTTTCCTGCAAAGCCCATTAGTAAATGTCATCCCCAAAGGGGTTACGTTCTGAGAAATCAACAATCTCATCAGATAAAACCTTACTACCAAAAAATTCGGTGTTAGCACCCTTGTCAAATGTTTCAACACGGTAAGATTCACTAATCATGGAGCCACCGTCCTCAAGAAGTAGTTTGTCACCAGCGTCGGCGCCTGGTGTTTCGTCCTCCAGTAACATCTCATGGAACAACAGGTCAGTAGAATATGTTGTCTCAATTGCGTCAATTGTGGTATCACCTGTGTCAAGTCTTTCGGATGAGTAGTCAAATAACTCACAACGCAGATCATACGTCTGTAATGCACCCATCGCATAGAACACAACCTCATGTTCCACGAATTTCACTTCAAAGAGTTTGCCTACCATCGGAAAATAAATCAAATCACCTTCCATGGGTCGGGTGAGGGTGATTGTGTAATTATCACCTACATCATCTTCTAGTTTTATCATATCACCAGTCTCAAGTAACAACTGATACCCAAACTCGGTTATCAACTTTTCTGTCTTGAACTGGCCGAATCTCTTTTGAGCGACTGAGAAGGTGATGTTGTCCCTTAT